TCTTGTGTGGCCTCATGTACTAGTTGTCTATAAGATTTCATTACGGTTTAAAATAACTACCCTTCTCTAACATATCATCAACCTCGTCATCAGGTACAATAAAATTGTCAGCACTATACTTATCATAGTCTAGTGCATCTTCAAATTCCCCAGACTGTCCTGGAGTGGCATCCTTGTATTCCTGTGTTGCCTCATCAGAACCAACCCCGTGACGACCCTCTTCAATTCGGATATTCTTCTTCAGAGCATCCTTGATGACTTCAATGATTCGTTCATTACGGGAATGAGCCTGTTCTTCCATGTCAGGATTAATCTCAATCTTTTCGCCATTGCCATTACCGTTGCCATTCTTCTTCTTTCCCTTTCTTTTAGAAATCTTCTTACCAACAGTCTGTCGGCGATTGTGCAAATACTCGTCAGACTCATCCTCATCGCCGTCGTTGTCGATGTCTTGGTCTTCACGATTCTTGAACTTCTTCTTTAGAGCCTTCTTGTCAACTGCATCAAGACCTTCGGTTGTATTCTTGGGCACATTCACAGGCTTCCCTTCTGACTTGCGAAGTTCATAGTCATACATCTTATCAGAAGTCTTGCCACTCTTGCGCTTTCCACGAACAACCTCGCGCTTTTGTTCTTTACGGCGACGAGTAATCTCGGCCGGGCTCATTGCTTCGTCAAATTCATACTCTTCGTTGTTAGAAAAATTCCACTCAACACTTCCAATGTGTTTATCTATACGGTCTGTGTTTCCATTTTTCTTCAGAAGATTATCTCTCTTCTTATAAAGAGCTTCTAATGACTTCACATCTTTATCATTTGCGCCATGAGTCTTGACTGCCTGTTTGAATGCGGATGATCGAGAACCGTGACTGCCTGTTGGTAATGTGCGGCCGCTTTGTGCCTTTGTAGGCTTATTCTTACGATACCCTCCCTTTGGGTCAATCAATCCCTTTCCTTTTGTAAACATTCCACCTTCATTCAACAGCACTTCATTATAGATCGCAACACTAGGACCATGGTCAAGCTGAACTTCTGAACGCCCAGTATTTTGGAAGCCAGAAATCATTCCTGTTCTTCCTGCATGAGGTCCTTCTTGAACCGTAACCCCATCGCCAATCAAGAGTTCATTACCGGATGAGTCGATTTGCTCTCCTGATGTAACTTCCTTGACTGTGGCGAGCAGCGCATCCGAAACTAGTTTTTTACCAAACATATCTATTACTCCTTATCCTTACTAAAATGTTTATTATGCATTTTCCAAGCTGTTGCATAGAGAACTTCTTTCCAGTCTTCTCCATATCTTTCTTGAAATCCTGCCTTATTTTTATTAATGAATCTCTCTGCTTTTTCTGAAGGAGGAGATTCTTCATCAACAAAAGACACTTCTTCTCCCCTAATTCTAGTCTTCTTGGATGTATGTCGTTGCCTTAAAGTTTTTAATGTCTGCTTGTGTCTTTTAATTCTATTATCAACCCTTGTGTCATGTCTATCATCGGCAGCATCTATTCGATCATCCACATCTTCGTCAACATCCTTTTTGGCCTTTTCTCGGTCTTTGATTATTCCAACATGCTTCGATGTTGGTCTTTGATACCTGTTAGCCCCAGGGTCAAAGGCTTTCGGATCATCTTTCGTAGCCTGAGCTTCAGCCTTTTTCTTTAGGAATCGCTGGGCTGGAGTAAGGCCACGAGCTTCTTTCAACTTACCAGACTTGCGAAGCATATCACCAACGGTTGCGCCTTTTGATACATTTTCGTCGCCTCTAACCTTTACACCCAACTTTTCTATTTTACGAAAAGTTTCCCAAGGAATTTTGGTTATGGGCTTACTTCCATATTTATTCATTAGCTTCTTGTATTCAGCCTTCTCTGATCTTGAGGCTGCTTCTTCAATAGGATCGACTTCTTCGCCACCAGAAAATGCTCGACCGGCTGGGGTGTGTATTGTTTTTTTTGCTGCCTGTCGGGCCCGTTCTTTCATCTTGAACTTACGATCAGCCTCGGCGGCATCTGCTCTCGCCTTGTCTGTCTTGGCCATCATTGGATGCTGGGTCTTGGACTCGGTCTGTGACTTTCGTTTATTTTTTACTGCGGCAACTGCTCTGTCAATATCAACCTTTCGCCTTGCCCAATGTGCCTTCAGTTCCGCATCATTTCTTGCGCGAGGAACCTTTCCCTTGCTGCTGGCTTCTTTTCGTCGAAGGTTATACTCTGATTCAGTCTCTTCTTTGACCAATTCACCATCTGACATTACTTTATGCCCAGACGGAATAGGCTTACATTTTTGTTCGTCATTACAGAAATACTGCCCTTCTGGGCAATCGTCGGCATAACTTTCTTTTTGCCCAGGAGTATCTTTCATATATTTCTTGCGTAATTTGGTTGTAGCCTCGTCACCTGCTCCATGTTCTTCTGAGGCAAACATCTCAAATCGTTCGTCAATGTCATAAACCTCAGACTCGAAAGATTCGTTAATGTCATAATACTCTTCGTTCTTCTCCCAGTCAACTTTACTTCGCCAACCCCCAGAGTTATTGGATGAAGAATCATTATTATCATCAGAAGCAGCAGCAGTTTGTTGTGCCTTTGATTTTTCTTCGGCTGCTTTCTTCTTTTTCTTTTGGTTTCGTCTCCAAAGCAGATAACCCGCTCCGACAACGGCGGCCTTTCCAACCTTACCCAACTCATCAAGGAACTCTTCGTCTAGTTCAGTAACAGCTTCGCTCATTCGATCAACATGAATTTCCCATAAATCGTTATCATCAACTTTCTGAGCCTTACCTCCAGCGACGAACGAGTTTATTCTTGTATATGCCCATTGGTCAGGAGTAGTGGTTTCTTTTTTGATACAATCACTTTCCCAAGAATGCAATCCTCGAACGTATACTTCGGATAAAATATCATAAGGAATTTCAGACTTCCAGGCCTTGTTGACCAATCCTTCAATCAAAGATTCTTCAGCCGATGACTGGACAAGGCCTTCTCGGACATCACCATCGAAACGACTAATCTTACCGCCATGCTTCATTACAAGATCGACAACCCTAGCCTCAGAACCATATTGTGGTGTATCATGACCAGAATATCGGTTCATTCTATCGACTTGCTTTAATAGTACATCGTCCGAACTCGTAGGAGATTCTTGTCCTGCACTAGACTTGCGAACATGAAATTGAACTTCTGTGCCGTCTCCAGATTTCCAAGAAATATTAACCAATCCTGTTCGCTCAATATCAGAAATAAACGAATCAGTATATTCGGGTGAAGGAAATTTAGCCACAAAATTCATCTTTTCTGGATGATCGTCCGCAGTAGATAATGGCGTTGTTTGATCTGCCTCTGATAGTCGAGTTGATAATTCATGAAAATTCATGCCGTTTGTTCCTTCCCCGAATATGTCCTTACGGTGTAGTAACAACAAAAATCTGTGATACAATATTTCATCGGTTAATAAATATTCAAATATTCTATCAACTGTAGAAAATATTTTATTTCTTAATAGTGGATTTGATCCAGCCTTGTCAAAATTTCTAAAGGCTCGCTTGGTGAGAGGAATATCTCCAGTACCACCAGTGGCCAGACCAAATCGCAAGAGTCTGTTAAATCGCGGACCAATAACCCCACCTTCTTCTTCGTTCAACATTTCAACATAATCAAAAATTCCGTCTTGTTCAAATTGCTCGTTTACCTTCATGCCTTTACGAACGGCATTGTATAAAGGCTTGGCAATCTTCTTATTTGGCACGCCCTTTTTGAAACTAGCAAAATCGCCGGCGCTTGCAGCAGCACGCATTTTCGATGCGCTCATTCCTGACACATCTTCTGCGTCGGGATCACGCTCTCCTGCACTCACCACATCAATTTTATCGAACGTATAGTCTTTCTTGTTGTACTTGTTCAAGAGAGTCTTAAATTCATTAATTCTATCTGACCCGGCCAAGAGTGTCAGATTCTTATATCCTTCTGATTCAAGTTTCTGAACAGCCTTGATTAACGTATTAATCCCCTCATCCGAAGAGATTTTCCTGGCGTGCCGCGGAAACATCTTCCGCATGAACCGGACCTTCTCGTTGAAGGTGAGGGGATTCTTTTTTGGATCATTCGATTTTGTAGGATAGATGCGATAATCAGCACCGCGTTTCTTTGCTTCTGAAACGACAGCCGTGATTAATTTTTCATGCCCTGTGGTCGGGGGATTAAATCTACCCCAGGCTAGGACAATGGAATTTGATTTCGCCTCACTCAGGGTGAAATCCTGATATGTCTTTTTTGTTCTCATTGTGTAGGTTTACCTTAGTCTTACTACAACAATTATATTAATTGTGTCTAGTATTTATAATTTCTTGGTCTGTCCTGGAGTTTCTATTTCTTTACCCTTAGACCTAAAAGCCTTGAGTCTTTCTATTTCAGCTTTTCGTATCTTAGGCATTAACTTCTTTGAAATTTTCTTGATGACTGCGGATTTCTTTTCTAATTTCTTGCTGACTGAAATCCTTTGAGCAATAGATAGTTGAGATTTTGATTTTCCTGCCATCAGCTTCTTGGTGAGAATGTTTTTGGCTGCAAGAATCGCTCGTTTTGTCAACTGGTCACGGTCGGCCATCCTTCGTTGTTTAATTTTCTTCTTTTTCTGAATTTTCTTACTCAACCGAGACATTCTTCTACCCATTTGTCGGCGCTGAGCCATAGACATAACTTCCTCTATGGGTTCTAATTCAGATTCTTCTTGCCATTCATCGAAGGATTTCATTTTATTAGTTTCCTTTTATCCACCTACTCACAAGAAACAAACGACGGTGTTTGATTGTTGTCGAATCCAGCCCCAACCGAATGGGTCACACATCTCCGGTCAGACGCGCCAAAGGTCGCACCAATCATGGACACCACAGCAACTCCGGCAATAAAGCTGACCACCGTGACCCATGCAATGTAAAACTTTCTTGTCATACCAATACTCCTAATAACACATAGCTATAAACGTGTCGCCATTGGTAATGCTTGTTATGCAATCAGTGGAAAGGTCTACAGCAGGCGTACCGGAATTACCAAACCGGATCACGCTTTGACAATCCATTCCAACCCCAGGAAGGGTCGGCGTCCCCGTATACCCGCAAACCTTGTCCCCGGTATCGAATTCGGCTGCTCCGTTTGCATCGGACACCGACCAGATGGATGGTCCGTGTGTCGTGACGCCCGAGCCGGTCACAAAGGGTTCGCCCTCGAACGCCGCCATCGGGGTTCTATCTGGCCGCATTTTCATTTGATTAATCGTTTTATCTTGCCAGAGGTGCAGCCCGCTCGAACCAATCCCGCCTAGTACGATGTGTCCGTTATTGAATTCGCCGCCCGCCATCGTAAAATTCCCAGCCCACCCGTTTGTGCAAGCTGAGCCGCCGCACGTCTGCGCGTCTATCCTTACAGCCGGGGCTGAGCTTGAGGTATCAAACGATCGTTGATCCTCAATCCGGATCGCCATGGGCGTTTGCATCGAGGAGCTATTATCAAGCGGCCCTATCGGCGTGCTAATCAAAAGCGCCGCCGAATTTTCCCAAGTCCAATTGGTCCCCCGCCAATCCATATCAATTCGGATTCCCGTCGGACTATAAGTCGCCGGATCGCCGGTTCCGTCGGTTCCGTTTGTATGACCGCGAGCCACAAACGCCGGAGAGCTCCAATTTCGGTCAGCCGTATATGCTTGCAGACCCGTTCCGACCGTGAAACCTGGAGGAGCATTCACCGCCATGCCTTCCCTAGCAATACGAAGAACGTTATTTGGCGCGGAATTGGAGGTTTTGAAGAAAAACTCTGTCTTCCCGTTTAGTACCGACCAGTTTTGGATATAGGGCCGATACCCATTCACGTCACCCAGATAGGTAAACGGATCCCCGTCGCAGGCTGCCGTTGCGCCTCCGTCTGTGATCGTGATCGTATCGGACACTCCGGGCTCGGTGTTATTATCCATACGAAACTCAATCACATTCGAGATATTGTCATAGGCGACGATTTCTGCCGTCCCGCCACTCGTAAACGTGATTGGCTCTCGAACGCCACCCGTCCCCGCTTTGGTCTCAAACGCTGGGCTTGGACTGCTAAGTTCGCAGCTATTATCCGGCGGCGAAACGTCTTGATTAAACTCGATTATATTATCCCCCAACGTCGCAGTACTGTGTTTGTAGTTTGTTTCCACGCGATGATGGAAACTGTGTTCAAACTTATTTTGATGGGTGCCACCCGGTCCGTCCTTATTATAGAACCACCCAATAATATGATCCGGTTCGACGTTGGGCGAGGAGCCCCCGAGTGACGCCAGCTGAACCCCGGTTCCTAATTGCATCGACGCCGGATCCGTTATCGTCGCGTACAGATTATGAAATTGGGCCTGCGCCGGAAGGGTTTGAATGAGATTGAGGTTTGCAGCTCCGGGCCCGTCGATGGTTATTAGAGTCTCACCCGATCCGGCGTCTGTCGCTTCAACGCCCGCCCCGACGAAATTGAGTTTAGTCGCGACAAAATCAACATTGATCCCCTCGTCCTCCGTGATGATAACCGCACCGGCGACGACCGGGGGGTCAATGGACTGCTCGACGACGTAGCCAGTGGTCTGTGAATGCTGCCTAACAATGTCATTCCACCCCCAGCCAGTGAACGCGGCCTCGCTGCCTTGTAGTCGATAGTCCATCGCCATATAATCTTCACCTACCGTCCCGTTCCTCGGCTCTCCGGCCCACCAATTCGTATAGGCAAATGTGTCGCCATCAATCCAATCCCAAAATCCCTCGGTGAGGGTGTCCCGACCCCCGAGCCAGAAATGGGTGCGGTCCGCCGGGCTCGCCGGGAGCAAATCTTCGATGAAATCCTGTTCTGGCTGCGATGTGACCGAAGCTAAATCCCAGTTTACTCCGATGGCACGAGCATTTTGCCTGGCATCGTCCCAGGAAATGAGTGGGTCGATAACTACTTCGTAGAAGTGACCATTGCCGCCAGACGCAATAGTCCATTCGACAGGGGCCGCTGAAGCCCCCGAACTCCATCCGAACATGGCTAGCAACACCAGAAAAGCAAACTTCCGCATCCGCATCGTCAACATCATCATGACGACGCCGATAATCAGTCTTGAGTTTAATAGGATATATTGTTTCATTGTTTTTCTTCCATTTTTATTTTCATGCGTTGGGATAGGGACAAGGCTTCGTCTACAGTTTCTAATTCAGATTCTTCTTGCCATTCGTCGAAGGATTTCATTTTTATTTACCTACGGCCCAGACAAGAACGTCTGGCTCCGAAAAGAAGGTACCAAGTAATTCGATATAAATCCATTGACCACCAAGACTCACCTGGTCTATATCAACGACGCTGTTGACGGAACCACCCTCACCACATACGCTCAACCCGCCGGCGTCTTGAACTAATGAAGTTCCATTATTAACTGACGCAACAGCCGTACAACTAGAATCTAAACAAACCTTAACACGAATCGCCGTGCTCAAAGCGGCCGATATTGACGTACTAGTTACATCAGAAATCACACACATTAATATAGATTCACCGGCAATAAACAAAGGAGCAGAAACACAATCCCCGGTAGTTGCATGTGCTGTACAGGTGGCTACTTCACCATTTCGATTAACATGAATGTCACCACCACTATTGTAAAATGCCATATAAACTTTTTGATTTCTTTTTATAGACTGCCCAGCCCCGCGAACAGGAGCAAACCTTGCGGCAATCGGATCGCCATCGGCCGCAATCATTTCATTTCCGTCAGGAATCTCGGTCATCCATTTATGAAGTGCATTTGCATCCCCGGCCTTTGCTATTGAAGGAGCCAGTAAAGCCCCCATAATCGCAAGGCACATTAAAAATCGTTTCTTGAACTTCATTATATCAGTTCTCCTGAAAGGGTAAAATATTAAGATTCTTCTTGCCAGTTATTAAAGGATTTCATTTTTAATGACCTACAGCCCAGACAATAATTTCATCTCCATTGGATGGACTTCCAATTAATTCGACATAAGTCCATTGACCACCAATACTAGAATTATCAAGCCCTGCGAAGCTGTAGCCACCCTCACCACAGGTGGTTGCTCCATTTACGTCTTCCGTTAAAGAACCTCCATAAATAACTGACGTTACCTCCGTACAACTAGAATCTGCACAAAGCCTAACACGAATTGTATTTCCGGCGACCACCGTTGCATTTCCTATATCACCATCCACACAAAATAATGCGCTTTCACTAGCAATAAACAAAGGAGCAGAAACACATGGGGGACTTCCTGAATTTTCTACACATGCCGTAGCTGTACCATCCTGATTAACATGAGTTTCGCCACCATCATCAAAAAATGCCATATAAAATTTTTGATTTCTTTTTATAGATTGGCCGGCGCCCCGAACAGGAGCAAACCTTGCGGTAATCCCGGCAACATCTGTATTAATCATTTGGTCAGAATCAGGAACCTCGGTCATCCATTTATTAAGGGCATTTGCATCCCCGGCCTTCGCCACCGAAGGAGCCAGTAAAACCCCTACAATCGCAAGGCACATTAAAAATCGTTTCTTGAACTTCATTATATTAATTCTCCTAGAAGGGGTAAAATATTCTAATTCTATTTATCCCAATTTTTTATTGCAGAAAAGTTATTATACGAAAATTCCAGGCGATCCACAAGTTTGACTGCATTTCCCTTTATTTTATCAACAACCACATAGCCTTCGTCAGGTGTCACCTTGTATCCGGTCTTGGTCTTGATGAATGTCTTGGCTAATCGCCGTGCACCCGTATCTAGCTTGTCTATGATGAACTGCTTTGCGTCAAGAATGTGACTCTGGAACTTGATAACCTGGCGAATAGTAGCCTCTGTTTTCCGAATGGTCCGAAGATGCTCTTTCATAATCTTCGTTTTTTGAGTCTTCGTTTTCTCTTGTTTTACCGAATCAATCTGATTAGCCTTCCACCATTCCTCAAAATATTTGACATAACCTCGCGTGTGTGCGCGAGGATCAGAAACCTTTTCCCCTGCTCGAACCTTTGTGTTGTTATATGTCTTGAAAGAAGAACCAACCGCAGAACCAGCCAGTTTGTCTTGTGTGTCAAGAAAACTTTTCAGGGCTCGTGAGTCAATCTTCTGGAATACTTTACCAGCCCGAGAAAGGTATCGAGTAATCTCTTTCGTTTCGGCTTTTGTGAATAACATCTTACCCGAAACATCTCGATATGATGCATCTTCAAACCAGACATTCTTGGTTTGTTTCAAGCCAGAAACATTGGCTCCGAAGGATGCGCTCAGATCAGCCAATGTGGCTCCTCCAGAATAGGTGGTGTGCCATACAACACCTAACTTGGCTGCCTTGATCCTTTTGGCAAAATCACTATCTGCTGGAACGGCATATACAATAGTATTAGGTTGAAACGTAATATAGTCTTCGTCACCAATTGAAGTTGTCTCAAGATCAGCCTGAGTGAACATCATGTCACCTTGAAGGACACCTTTAATTCCAATAGACGGAAGAGTCTTCAGAGCAATCTGTAATTTGTCGCGCAGCCCTCCTGAGTAGCCATGTTTATCAAGGTCTGCATTGGACTTGACTAACTTTGGACTTTTGGCGAACACACCTTTCGTGCCGACAAAAAACTTTCCATCTTCTGGGTCGATGCCTGCGAAGATTGCAGGAGCGCCATCCCACTTGACAGAGATGTCAACCTTACTTTTTGCCTCTCCTGCAAACATGTCGCGAAGAGACTGAATGAAGTTAATGGCTGCACGCCCCCCAGGCACACCGAAGTTTAGAATTTCATCCTCAATATGCTCAAGGTGAAGGTTCTTTCCTGGTGAGGCAGCTTCGTCTAGAAGGTGTTGGGTAAATGATTGCATATTATCTCTTTGCGTCTATACGAACAGTAATTTCATTGTATCGTATTTCCTTTCCATTTTCTATTTTTTTATTACGACCTTTCATTGATATTCTTGCGGATGCTTTATTCATTACCGATTTAGCAAAATCTTCTGTAATAGGAACCAAATCATATTCGTTCAAAACATAATTGGCCGCCTTTATAGGATTGTTCTTAAATGTATGTTCTCCTGTTAGTGCCTCATACACAAGGGCATATTTAAAACCAATAAATGCTTCAGCCGGTGTTTTCTTTCTGCCTGAACCTAATGTATACTGAAGTTGTTCTTGTAATGACATATACTCAAATTTATCAGCGCCTGATCGGACTCTTACTGGGTTTAATAATGTTTTAATTTCGCTTTGCCGTTTTACTCCCACATTTGCAAATTTATCTAAATTAATAACTATTCCTAATAAAAGTTTTGCATTATCTATGGTGATATTATTATCGGCTTTCATTTTATTGACAACACTTTCTATTAATTTCGTAGAACTTTTTATACCGCCACTAGATAATTGATAGTTTGGACCATATTTTACAGAGCATTTATATTCTTTAATCCCAATTTTAAAATAAATATCAGTTTTTGGTTCATCTCCGCCAGATAATTTCGTAAAAGATTTCCATACATCATTTTTAGTTATAGGATTTAAAATTCCCGACATTTCTGTGTCTAAAATCTTTGTTATCATTTTTTGTGCGGATTGAATTACTTCATAATTTCCACCCATCTTTAATTTAGCCTCATTCATCTCTGCTATATCAGTAGGTGTTTTATCAACAATCATATCTTTTACATAATACAAAAGAGCCCACTCATATTGTAACCCTTTATTAGCCATATCTAATTCCCACTCGGCGGGTCATATACCATATGGCCAACTTCAAACATCATCTTGAGTTCAAGCCCTCCGGTGCTAGTGGTCCGAAACTTGGTGCGAAGATGCCAGAATTTATCTCCTGTGTTTTTATCTAGAACCTCAATAGCATTATCGGTAAAGTTGAGTTTGAATTGAATGTTTTTATTTGCTTCCAGCTTTTTGATATTGGCTACAGTAATTTCACTAATCTTTGAAGGGCTAAGATTAATGACATCAGCCGAGTCGCTTCCGAACGCAGCCAATTTCAATAGATTAAAGGCTCGGGCCCTTAACTGTTTTTGATTACTCTTGGCCATTTTCTTTTTGAGTAGTTCAAAAATCTTTCGCATTGAAACAACTTTTTGTTTCTTATGGGCTGGCGACCTAGCGTCTGATGTAACAATATTTCGCAATTTCTCTGGAACGTCTTTAGATGAAAATGGAACCTTAAAGTATTTTGCTATTGTATCCATACTCTTGAATGGGCTCAAATTTGCAAGCGTAACCGAATCAGACTTCAACGAAAAGTTGATTTCTCCTATATTTACAGTCTTGGCTTTTTTCTTTCCAATCTTTGCTTTAATCTTCAGAGCAACATCCCCTTTGAGCATACCCCCGGAGCTTTCGCCTGCGATTCCATCTGCAAGAACATGAAGATCAACTTCATCTTTGGTGTTATTTTGCAAGAGGTCATCTACGAATTTGTCAATTTTCTTCTGGGCACTAGTATTCTTGATATACTTAATCATAGATTTGGTTTTAGCATCCAACTTTCCAATGTCCGATGCCTTGGCAAAGAGAGCCTGGGCATCTTTTCCAAAGGCTCCCTTGACAGAACTCGGCTTGAGTCGGATCGTAAGTTTGACGTTGAATGTGTCTTTAGGCTTACCGGCTACATTATCATATACGGGATCAAAATCAAATACAATAGTCCCGTTCTCGAAAAGACTTGGTTCAATCTTGGCTCGATATTTGTTGATTTCCCGTTGATTATATTCACCGTCACGAAGATAAGTTGCAACGGCAATAGCAAAAATGCCTTCCATTACATCACCCTCATTCAATTTTTCAGTAATGAACTGAATAAAACTTTTCATGGAAAACTATCCTTTTGAATAAGAAGACATCTCTATTTATAAGAAATTGTAGGCTCCCTTATCCTCCTCTGAACACACCACTCCCCTAATGTCTCGAACGTATCAATAGCCCGCTGACATTCTATGCCTCTTGTTCAATCCAATATACTGTCTTTTTGAGTAACCGTTTAATAACGGGATGGCTTGTATCATTATCATATGTGTCTAGATAATCATACAACGTAGGAGACTTCTTCTTAGGAACTCTTTTCCCCCGTTGCAATAATTTAATTGGGTCAGTTCTAGGGGCAAAATACTTTAGCTCCATCATAATACAATGGGCATGAGCCTCAATCTCTTCTGTGTCGCCGTAATATTCCTGAGCATCTCTCTTGGCTGGAATACGGGCATTGCTAGAATAGACTTTGCAGGCATGATCTTCCCAATCTTCGCTGGGAATTTTGATATGCTCGCATTGCATTCTATGGACTAATTCATGTTGAAGAGTCTGGGATAGGTCAAACCTAAGTTGCTTCCACACATCCTTGGTAACAAGAACACGCTTAGAACCAGGCTTATAGTTTAGATATACCTCAATATTCTGGCGCTTTCTCCAAGGAGCATATGCGCCAGTAACAATAATCATATCCTTAGAAACAACATCATCTAAGGCAACAATAATCTTAGCCCCAAATGGACGAAATACTTCTTGAACTAATTTACAATGAGATGCACTATTTACCGAGCCAATTATTTGGTCGGCAATTTTATCTAGTGCCTTATTGATAGTATTAGCAAGATGCATAATATCCAAACTCATTCGACGGGGAGGAACAGGAACGATCACCCGCAGCGGTGGGTTCCTGTTCCTCCCTATGCGTTTGTGTGATGGGCAAAACCCCTTTAACTATAAAGTGACCAGGATCCTGGGAACTGGCAATCTCTATAGTTCCCCATCTTTCCGCAGAGTCGTATTTAAAAACGACCTGCACATCCTCTGCTACTTACGAGCATACACAAACGCATTTTTATCAAATGCATATATTAATTAGGCATTACTTGACTTACCAACATTGGCGCCGCCAAAGTTGATGAGCTTGAGAATAAAATCTACGATAGCATTATCCGACGTGTTTGGCGTCAGCGTAGCCACCAGAGCAAATACCCCAACTGCCTGTACGATAATCTCTAGGTAGCTAGGAAGATTGGCAATAATTGTAGCGAAATCCATTATCTGGTCTCCTTTGTTAAATTAAACTTATGTCTTCAATATTAGACATAAGATTATTTATGCGCGACAAACGCCCTAAATGTTAATTTGAGAAAAATCTCTCTTGCCAAAACTAGTATTATCAAAGGTAGGAGTATTAGAAGCATCATCAGAAATGTCTTGCTGAGCAGATTGATCTACATCATAAAGCCGCATTTTCGCTCTGTCTACGCCCACCACAAATCGTCTATGTAATGTCGGATCATTATACCGATTCTTTAGCTGCTTCACCATTAGCTGGTTCAACGATTCTAATTCATCGCTGGTAATAATGGCCAAGAACAGATCAGCCGTTGCAGGCAATCCAAATGACTCGGCTGTATTCTCCATTCCCATATCAGAGCTTCCAAATCCCTCTCGGTTAACCTGGGTTGCAGTAAGAACGGGAATGTTGCGTTCAATTGCAAATCCCCGCATCTCTTCGGCAATGCTCTTGATATATGTGTATGAGTTAATATTTGCTCCTGGTTTATATCGCGAAGAAGTGCAAATGTTAATATAATCCACAATCAAAATATCAGGAACAAAACTCTTCTTGAGATTTAGTTCGTTGAATAGATGTCGAAAGTGCCCAACTCCAGCCTGGGCTGTTGGAAATTCTTTGACGATTAATTTACCAACAGTATTCTCTCTCAGCTTTTGAATCTTGGAATCGTATAACACCTTCGGCAAATCATACAAATCATTGAGAGACACATTCAAAAGATTTGCATCAATCCGCTCAGAGATTCTTTCTTCTGCCATCTCTAAGGTTACATATAGAACATTCTTTCCTTGGGAAAGATATGAGGCTGCAAAATGGCACATGGCTAATGTCTTACCGACACCAGGACCAGCCATCAAAACATTCAATGTCTTGTTACACACACCACCGTTTGTAATGTTGTTGAAATATTCTAGATCAAATGGAATATGATTTTCGCGCTTATGATAGAAGTCAAATCTCTTATCAGAATCTTCTAGGTAATCATGCCCAACATTTGTATCAAATGAAATGGCAAGTGCATCGCTCAAGATTTCAGGAATAGATTCTTTCATCTTATCTTGCTTACCATCAAGAATTTGAATAGATTCCATGACTGCATTATATACAGCCTTCTCTTGACAAAAATGTTCTGTCTGGTCGGCCAACCATTCAGGCGAAGGGCGTTCATAATCAGTAGCTTTAAAACTACTTAAAATACTCTGGGCAGATTCAAAATCCGATTCGCCAATATCACTATCGTTCCCTAAATCAATAACTAATGCTTCGGTTGTGGGAAGACTATTATACTTGGTGACAAAAGATTCTATCTGTTGAAACAATAATCGCTCAGGGCGATCATGAAAGTAATCACTTTTTAGAAAAGGCGTTACCTTGCGTGTGTATTCTTCGTCTGACAACAAATTTCTTAGAATCGTCGTCTCCAGTCTCTCCATCCTCTAAAGTCTCCTT